TGGTCGGGCTTGCCGTCACCGACAGCCCTGCCAGCCTCGGTACCGAGCAACTCGCGTTCGCCGCCGGCGCCAAGGTCAACCCGCTGGCCGAGCGCAAGCAAAACCCGGAGAACCTCTTCAGCGCCGCCCAGGAAGTGATGCTGGAGTTCGAAGACGAGAAATCCGACGAAGGCGAATCTCTGTTCAGCAAGGTGCTGGGCCTGCTCAAGGGCAAGGACAAGTCGGACGCCGATCGCTTTGCGGATGCAGGCAAGGCCATCGAGGCCGTCGCCGGCGCCCAGCGCTATCTGCTCGACAAGTTCAGCGCGCTGCAGGCCGAACTCAAGACGGCGACCGAGCAGATCAAGGCCGCCACCGACGCGGCCACCGCCGACCGCAAAGCCTTCGCTGATCTCAAGGCCGAGCTCGACAAAGAGCCCAAAGACGGGAAGCGCCCGCCGGCTGCCGGCGGCAATGCCGGCGCCAACGCCACCGACTGCTGAACACCGACCCCATCACACCACCCGGAGCCCACCATGCGCAACCCGACCCGCCTCGCCTTCGCCGCCTACCTTGATCAGATCGCCAAGCTGAACGGCGTACCTTCCGCCGTCCAGACCTTCACCGTCGATCCGAGCGTCCAGCAGACCCTCGAAACGAAAATACAGGAGTCCAGCGACTTCCTCGGCCGCATCAACATGATTGGCGTCACCGAGCAGATGGGCTCGAAGATCGGCCTCGGCGTCGGCGGCCCGATCGCCAGCACAACCAACACGGCGACCACCGACCGCGCCACCAGCGATTTGAGTACCCTGGACGAACAGGGCTACGTGTGCACGAAGACCGACTTCGATACGCACATCACCTACGCCAAGCTCGACGCCTGGGCCAAGTTCCCCGACTTCCAGACGCGCGTACGCGACACCCTCGTCAAGCGCCAGGCGCTGGACCGCATCATGATCGGCTGGAACGGCGCCAGCCGCGCCGCCACCAGCGACAAGGTCACCAACCCGCTGCTGCAGGACGTGAACATCGGCTGGCTGCAGAAGTACCGCACCTATGCCGCCGCGCGCGTCATGGACGAAGGCGCCACTCCCGGCGAGCTCCGCATCGGCGCCGCCGCCGGGCGCGACTACTTCAACCTCGACGCCCTGGTGATGGACCTGGTCAATGAGCTGATCGAGCCCTGGTACCAGGAGGATACCGAGCTGGTCGTGATCTGCGGCCGCGCCATGCTGGCGGACAAGTATTTCCCGATCGTCAACCAGTCGCAGGCCAACACCGAAGCGCTCGCTGCCGACCTCATCATCAGCCAGAAGCGCATCGGCAATCTGCCGGCGGTTCGCGTGCCCTACTTCCCGGCCGACGCGATCATGGTCACCCGCATGGACAACCTGTCGATCTACTGGCAGGAAGGCGCCCGCCGCCGCACGGTGGTCGATTACGCCAAGCGCGATCGAATCGAGAACTACGAGTCCTCGAACGAAGCCTACGTGGTCGAGGACTACGGCTGCGGCGCCCTGGCGGAAAACATCGTCGGCACCTGGGCGCCGTAATCATGGCCAGCCCAGCCCGCCGCCACTTCGAGCGCAAGGCCGCCGAGCAACGCACGGCGGCCGAGACGCCCGAGCAGCGCGTCAACGCCAACGCCTACGAGCTGATGCTGGTCAAGCTCGCCGAGGACAAGCGCCGGCTGCACGAGCTGCAGTCGATCGAGCGCCGCATCGAGGTCAAGCGCACCCTGCTGCCCGAGTACGTGCCGTGGATCGACGGCGTCCTCAAGGGCAACCAGGGCGTGCAGGACGATGTGCTGATGACCGTCATGGTCTGGCGCGTCGATGTCGGCGACCTCGAAGGCGCGCTGGCCATCGCCAGCTACGCCATCGAGCACAAGCTGGCGATGCCCGATCAGTACAAGCGCAGCACCGGCTGCCTGATCGCCGAAGAGTTCGCCGACTACGCGCTGCGCCTCAAGGACGGCATCAGCGTCGAGGTGGGCTCGTGGCTCCACGTGGCGCACATGCTGACCGCGAGTGAGGACATGCCCGACGAGGTACGCGCCAAGCTGCTCAAGGCCATCGGCTACAGCCTCGATCAGAACGGCCGAAAGCCGGACGCGCTGGAGTATCTGCAGCAGGCCCTCGCGCTGCACGGCAAGGTCGGCGTCAAGAAAGACATCGAACGCATCGAGCGCGAAATCAAGAACTCCGCCCCTGCCCCTGCCGGCGCTGCCGGCGCGGGCGGCGGCTGACACAGAGCGGACCCCGCAGCCGGGCGGCTCGGGGGCGAATCCGGGTTACCTCCTTTCCCCGGTGCAGCCCCCGACCACCGCCCCCTCATTCGACAAGGAGCACACCATGAAGACCCCCCTCGCCCGCCTGCTGCTGATCCCGCTGATCCTGCTGGCGACCATGCTGGCAACCTCTGGCGCGGCCGTCGCCGGCGCCTTCACGGATTACTGGGAAAACAAGATCGTCGACCACATGCTGCGCGGCCAGACGTTCACGCCGCCCGCCACGCTCTACATCGGCCTCGACACCGGCGCCTGCACCGAAGCCGGCGGCGGTACCGAGGTCACCGGCGGCAGCTACGCGCGCGTCGCCGTCGCGGCCAGCCTGGCAGCCTGGGCGGGGACGCAATCGGCCGGCTCGACCACCGCCAGTAGCGGCACCAGCGGCACCACCAGCAACAACGCCGCGGTGACCTTCCCGACGCCCACCGCGAACTGGGGCCAGGTCTTCAGCTTCCGGATCTGGGACGCGGCCAGCAGCGGCAACGCGCTCCTGTGCCAGACCCTGACCCTGCCGAAGACCATCAACAACGGCGACGCCGCGCCCAGCTTCGCCGCCGGCGCCCTGACCATCCAGGTCGACAACTGATTCACCGCGGCCATGCGTAAGCACGCCCGCACGCTGCTGCTGATGCTCGCCATGGCCTGCGCCGGGGTCGCTCTGGCCCTGCTGCTGGGCGGCTGCGCCGAACCGCCGCAGCGGATCGAAGGCAGTGGCGAGATGGTGTTCGTGCCGGCCCTGCAGGACTATTGCGCGCGCTACCCCGCCGAATGCGAGGCCGGCGCGCCGTGAGCTACCCCGACCTGCGCGACCTGACCGTCGTCAATCTCGCCGTCAATGAAGACAGCAACTATGTCAGCGACCTGACGCAGTACGGCGTGCCCGATTTCTACGAGCACGCGCGGCGCGACAAGGATTGCGAAGACTACGGCTGGGCCAAGCGGAAAAGACTCAAGGACGAACACGGCTGGCCCTGGCAGTGCATGCGCTTCGGCATCTGCCTGACCGAGCCGTTCGAGGTGCGCGATGCCGTCAGCGGCATGCTGCGGCCGGCCACCGATATCGAGCGTTGCCACGGCGTGCTGCTGGTCGATCACGACGCCGGCGACGGGGTGCAGACGTGGGTGCTCGACAACCGACAGCCCTACCCGCTGCGCTACCAGGACTGCGGCTACACCTGGCTGTATCTGCAGCTCCCCGGTCAGGCGCTGATGGAGAAAGTCAAATGATCACCTTCACCACCCAGGAACAGATCCGCATCCCATTCCAGATTGCCGACTACAGCGACTGCCTCTACAAGACGCCCGCCGAGTACGCCGCGCTGACGCCCGCCAACCTCGAGGCCGAGATGCAGGCGCGTTACGACAACTGGCTGGCCGTGGTCAACACCGCACCGCCAGCGCCGACTCCTGAGCAGATCGCCGCGCAGGTGGATGCGATGGTCGAGCAGCAGCGCATCACGCAGGACCAGATCGTGGCGCTCGCCCCCGACAACGTGCTGCTGCCGATCCTTGAGGGGCAGGCAGCGGTTATCGCAGGGCAGATCGCGGCGCTGGCGCCGGTGCTGGGATAAGACGTGGCTTCTCGGACCCTCTATTGGGTGGGCGGAACCGGCGCATGGTCGGATGCCGCGCATTGGTCACTGTCGTCCGGTGGTCCGGGCGGGGAGGTTGCACCTGACTCCGATGATGATGTGATCTTCGACGCCAATAGCTCGGCGGTTTCGTACTTTGTTG